TCTATTGCTCAGCTAAGCGATTGTGTTATAGGACTAGAGCGCAACCAACAATCAGATGACGAGGTAGAGGCTTCGACCACTAAGGTCAGGGTACTGAAGTCAAGATACACTGGTGATGTTGGACTGGCTTGTAGCCTACACTACGACTCAGTAACAGGCAGACTTAAAGAAGTAGATGACGGTGATAACTATGATGCCTTTGACGGAGATGAGCTATGAGTAACTTAGTATTTGATATAGAAGCAGACGGCCTTGACCCCACTAAGATACACTGTATTGTTGCTCAGGATGTAGACACATTGGATGTGTTTACGTTTGACAACACTCAGCTCGAAGAGGGTTACGGATTACTTAGAGCAGCTAAGAAACTAATCGGTCACAACATAATTGGCTATGACCTACCAGCCATTAAAAAGATTGCAGGTATCGACCTCAGTGACAAACAGATTGTAGATACCTTGGTACTATCCCGTCTCTTCAAGCCACCTAGAGAAGGCGGTCACGGCTTAGAGTCTTGGGGTTACCGCCTCAAGTTTGCTAAGGGTGACTTCGGTGAGCAAGACGATGCATGGGATTACTACCGACCAGAGATGCTCAAGTATTGCCAGCGTGATGTAGAGTTAAACACAAAGGTATATCAGCAGCTTCGAGTAGAGAGCAGGGGCTACACCCCACAAGCAGTTAAGCTAGAGCATGACGTTGCTTGGATTATAGATAAGCAGCGAGACAACGGCTTCAAGTTAGATGTAAAGAAAGCTATGCTGATGGTTGCAATGTTCCAAGAGAAGCTAGATGCTACAGAATCTGAGGTACATGAGACTGTCAAGCCCAAGGTTGAGACACAGATACTCAAGCCTCAGTACACTAAGACCGGTGCGATAGCTAAGACAGCTAAAGACCAACACGACAAAGGTGTCAGGCTTACAGACGAAGAGTGGACAGCGATGCTCAACACTGACAAGCCGGTAACCCGCAAGACATATACTGAGTTCAACTTAGGTTCTCGTAAACAGATTGGTGATATGTTGATTGCAGCCGGCTGGGTTCCTAAGAACTTTACACCTACTGGTCAGCCAATCGTTGATGAAGGTACACTAAACAAAGTTAAAGGTATCCCAGAAGCTGCGCTGATTTCTACTTACCTAATGCTTCAGAAGCGTTTAGCTCAGGTAAACAGTTGGCTCAAGACAGTAGAGGATGACGGCAGGGTTCGAGGTTATGTTAATCCTAACGGTGCAGTGACGGGCCGCATGACACATAGTCATCCTAACATGGCACAAATACCTAGCTCCAACTCACCTTACGGTAAAGAGTGTAGAGCTTGCTGGACTGTAGAGACTGGTAACAAACTCGTAGGCATTGATGCTTCAGGCTTAGAGCTTAGAATGCTTGCTCACTACATGAACGATGAGGCATACACAAATGAAATTCTCAACGGAGACATACACACAGCTAACCAAAAACTTGCAGGACTTGAATCAAGAAATCAGGCGAAAACTTTCATATATGCCCTCCTCTACGGAGCTGGAGATGCAAAGCTTGGGACAGTGGCTGGACAAAGTAAGGCAAGAGGCAGACAAATGCGAAGCCAGTTTCTTGATAGTCTACCATCATTTAAATCTCTTGTCCAACGAGTACAACGAGAAAGTAAAAAGGGATTCCTCAAAGGGTTAGACGGTCGTAAGTTAGCTATACGTTCTGAACATGCTGCACTCAACACACTGTTGCAGAGTGCTGGAGCAATCGTAATGAAGGAGGCGCTGGTTATCCTTGATGATTACTTCAAAGAATCTAAGTTGACTGCTAAGTTTGTAGCCAACGTCCACGATGAGTGGCAGATTGAGTGTAAAGAATCAGACGCAAAACAAGTAGGCGAACTAGGTGTTCAAGCAATTGTGCAAGCTGGTATAAACTTAAAATTAAATTGTCCCCTAGATGGTGACTACAATATCGGAGATGGCTGGCATGAAACCCATTAAAGCAGACAGAAAGAAGTTCGACCTCGACCTACAGTACGGCGAGATACGTGAAGATAAGATTGCAGACATGCTCACCAACAAGAAGATAGAAGTTAAGTCAGAGCGTGGGATGTGGATGAAGACAGGTAACATCGCCATTGAGTATAAGTCCTATGGTAAACCATCGGGTATTGATGCAACAGAATCTGACTATTGGTTTCACAACTTATGTATTGGTGATGAAGAATACTGTACACTTGTATTCAATACAAACACATTAAGAAAAATTGTTAAACGATTAGACAGTTTTAAAACAGTATCAGGTGGTGACAATAGAGCCAGTCAAATGTATCTATTAAACTTACAGAAGCTATTTTCCTCAGATGTAATCAAAGCCTTTAAGGAGTTAGAAGATGAACCAGAAGCCGCTTAATACTTTAGTCCCTGACATCTATGAGTTACTTGAGAAACTTTCAGGTGGTGAGCCTCTTCCAATAACGGAGGAGGCGCTTGACCTTACAATGGTTGCAATGAAAGAAGCTATCCTTAGTTGGGCAACACCACGTAAACGAGACACCAACTTCAACATTAGAATGTCCAACGTAGGTAAGCCATCACGACAGTTGTGGTTTGAGAAGCGTGACCCTAAAGGGCGTGGCAGTGTAGACGGTGCAACACAGATTAAGTTTCTCTATGGTCATGTGTTAGAAGAGATTGTACTCATGCTTGTAAGGATGGCTGGACACAACGTCACCGATGAGCAGAAGCAAGTAACAGTCGAAGGTGTTGTAGGCCACATGGATTGTAAGATTAACGGTCAGGTAGTAGATGTTAAGTCCGCTTCCAAGTTTGCCTTCAACAAGTTTAGGCTAGGCACGTTAGCATCTGACGACCCCTTCGGTTACCTTGGACAGCTTGCTGGTTATGAGAAGGCAGAAGGAACAGACGAGGGTGGTTTCCTTGTTATCAACAAAGAAAGCGGTGAGCTGTGTATGTTTGTTCCAGATGACTTGGACAAGCCCAACATAGAGAATACAATTATTACACTAAAAGACGAATTAGAACTTAACATTCCACCTAAACTGTGTTATAATCCTACCCCTGACGGCAAGAAAGGAAACATGCAATTAGCTAAAGGATGTACGTGGTGTAAGTATAAGCATGAATGCCACAAAGATTCTAATGACGGTAACGGCCTGAGAACTTTTAGATATTCCACAGGCTATAAATACTTAACAGAGGTAGTAGTCGAACCCAAGGTAGATGAGATACTATGAACCGAACAAAGTCTAAGCGTATAAAAAAACATGCAGAAACATTGCAGGTTGAATGGCTTAAAAGCCTCCTTGATACTGAGGAGGCTTCTAAGATTAACAAAGATAACTTCAGAGAAATGCTTCCAGAACAAACTCACATCTGGGCTAGGGGTACAGTCCACACCAGCTTCTATACATTGAAGTGGTTGAGCAACAAAATCAAACAGCTAATTAAGATTTTTCCTAAGAAGCAGGTTGAGGATGTAAGCCATGAAGACATTGAATGGAAAATGATGCAGCGTTAAACGAAAGGAGTCACATGAAGAAAGTACGCAAAGGATATAGGAAGCCGAGGGTGAAGCGCCCCGTTGAGAAGAACTTGATTAAGGGTTACGACTCTAACTGGGAATACGAGCTTCACTCCGGTATCCTAGATGCATGGGAGTTTCACGTTGACAAGGTTGAGTACACAATTAGTCACAAGTACGAGCCAGACTTTGTTAAAGAAATTGAAGGCAAGAAGATACTGCTCGAAGCAAAGGGTCGCTTCTGGGACAGTGCAGAATACTCTAAGTATATCTGGATAGCAAAGGTTCTTCCAGACGATGTTGAGTTAGTGTTTCTGTTTGCCAACCCTAACTCTCCTATGCCAGCCGCCAAGGTACGTAAAGACGGCACGAGGCGTACACATGGAGAGTGGGCATCAGCCAACAACTTTAGATGGTTTAGTGAACAGACCATACCAGACAACTGGATTACCGCAAAGAACAGAGAGGACTTTAAAGATGAGCATTAATGACGCAACCCCGCAAGACTGGGACAGAGTTAGAGAAACAGGGGAGCCTACCTTTGAGGAGTATCAGAAGCGTTTAAACTTTAGCTGGGTACATGATGGCACAAAGCCCGCACCGCAGACAGCTTACAAAGAAGACGTAGACCTATTTGGGGACTGCTGGGATGTAAAGAAACTTACAGTGGATGAGCAGATGAAGGTTTATCTTGACGCAGCCGAAGAAGAGCTTGATAAGAGCATGAAGGAAACAGAGTGGTGCAAGCAGCGTCTTGCCCAAAGGGGGCGGTTGGAGTATGAAGCTCGCTGGGGAAAGGAAGACGCAGCTTGGCTTAGCATTGACTCTGAGCCTTATGAGTTTGACGAAGAAACAAAAGAAGATGTTGTCAACAACCCCAACCACTACAACACGGGGTCGATAGAATGTATTGAAGGTATCCAAGCATCTATGTCTGAGGAAGCATTCAACGGCTATCTCAAGGGTAACTGCATGAAGTACCTCTGGCGATATGACTACAAAGGTAAGCCAGTAGAAGACCTTCAGAAAGCTCAGTGGTACTTAGCTGAACTGATAAAGGAACTTTTGTTTGAAGATGGGGATTGGTCATGAGTGAAATACTAAGCAGTCAACTGAAAACACCTGATGGTACAATACTTGAGTCGCTCCACCGTCACGACTATGTGACTCACAAGGATGCCAACGGCAAAGAATACATGCTGGATGGAGGTTGTGCTTATATCAGGCGTTCTATAAACGGCGACGAAGAGCTGATTACTGTGACTACAGATGATTCTCATTCTGTTATCCGAGAAGCGGTGACTTGGGGAACATACGGTAAGAACGGCGATGAGCCTTTCAAGCGAGTCAAGCTTGCTAATATGACTGATGACCACATAGCAGCTTGTATCGAAACTCAAATGGCAACCATGCTTCCAGCACTGTACGAAGTAATGCAGAATGAGTTGGAATATCGAAATGAGAATTAAAATGTATAAACTGATAGAAGAGATAGTCGGGCAAGGTACAGACGCTGGTTATCTTAGGGCGCACAAGCACACTGATACACCTGATGAAGAGACGATAAAGAACTGCATTGAGCAATACATAATGAATGGCTTTGATGGTTATTTTGAGTTTGACACAGAGGAATAATTCTAGTGGACGATTTTGATAGAAAAGAAGAGCGGCGGGGTAGGTTTGACCGCAAGAAGAACTTTAAGAAAGTGAAGAAGGCTAACAAGGCCACCACTAAACAACAACAGAAAATAAAAAAGGTATTGGTAGATGACTGGAACATTTATGAACATGCTATGGAGCGTTGAGTTCCGCTTCGGTATCGGCCTAGATTTAGAGTCGTGTGATAGCCGCCCAGTTTGGGCTATACGAAACAACGAAATGACCGCAATGGCATTTGATGGGCTGGTACTACTTATCCCGTTCTTTGTTATAACTGCCGGTAGAGTTTGGGAGGACGATGAAGATGCTGTATAAGATAAAGTTTGTGGCTAAAGCGTTAGGTTATTTTATAATCTCTCCAGTCTATGTACCTGCGGTTATAGTTTATGAGAACAGACAAGATGTGTACGACTTCTACTCAGATGTATGGAAGATAGTTACACTCACCCACCCTATGTTAAAGGATAAAGATTAATGGAACAGTACCAACAGTTTATACACAAGAGCCGCTATGCACGATGGATGCCTGAGCTTGGCCGCCGTGAGACATGGGAAGAAACAGTACAGCGTTATGTAGACTTCTGGTCTAACCGTGGACAGATTGACAAGAAGACAGCAGAGAAACTATACAACTCTATTCACAGCCTCGAAGTAATGCCATCAATGCGCTGCCTTATGACAGCAGGTGTTGCGCTTGACAAGGATAACGTAGCAGGGTTTAACTGTTCGTATCTGGCAATTGATTCGCCCCGCAGCTTTGATGAGCTAATGTACGTGTTGATGTGCGGTACGGGTGTAGGGTTTAGTGTTGAGCGTAACTTCATCGTTAAGCTTCCTGTAGTTGCTGAGTCATTCCACCCGACCGACACTACCATTGTAGTAGGCGACAGTAAGGTGGGCTGGGCTTCAGCGTTCCGTGAGTTGATTGCTATGTTGTACGCTGGTAAGATTCCTAAGTGGGACATGACCGGTGTTCGAGAAGCTGGCGCACGACTAGAAACCTTTGGCGGTAGAGCATCAGGCCCACAACCACTAGATGACTTGTTCCACTTCTGTGTTAACATCTTCAAGAAGGCTGAAGGTCGTAAGCTAACAAGCATTGAGTGTCACGATGTAGTGTGTAAGATTGCTGACATTGTAGTTGTGGGTGGTGTTAGACGTTCTGCACTCATCAGCTTATCTAATCTGTCTGATGGACGTATGGCTAAAGCTAAGTCAGGTGCATGGTGGGAGAATGAAGGTCACCGTAGACTTGCTAACAACTCTGTAGCTTACACAGAGAAGCCAGACTTCGAGGCTTTCTTGAATGAGATGCAGACACTGTATGAGTCTAAAGCTGGCGAGCGGGGTTTGTTTAGTCGTGTAGCAGCACAGAAGATTGCAGCACGTAATGGTCGCCGTGACCCTAACCATGACTTCGGAACTAATCCTTGCAGTGAGATAATTTTACGCAGTAACCAGTTTTGCAACCTCTCAGAGATTGTAGTACGTGCAGACGATACTGAAGAAACACTAATGGCTAAAGCAGAAGTAGCTGCTATCATCGGTACTCTTCAAGCAACGCTTACAGACTTCCGTTACCTTCGGAACATTTGGAAGAAGAACACTGAAGAA